GATGACATTCTGATTGCTTCTGAGGGCGCATGGACGAAAGTAAACATTACCACCAAAGTAAACGCCATTATAGCCGCATGGATAGTAGCAAACGGCGGAACCGATACTAATTTCATGACAGGCGGTGGTGATATTGCGAACGTAACAGACGGACTTATAAAATCATATACGTAATAATGGGGATACATGAAAAACTTATTATTAATTGCAGCAACGTTAATGTTATTCGGATGCTCAATGCAATCGCCAACAGGCCCCCCGATACTGGGTGTTGATACCTTGCAAGATGTTCGTGAGATGATGGAGACTACTCAATTTAATGGGTGTATGTCTGCCGCCAACCAAGCGATGATAGCTTGTGAGGAAATTGGCTATACAGCGTTCAAGGTTGACTTGTGGATAAAAGGTATCGGTGATGGTATCGGGCATCAGATAACAATAGCGTACAATGAACCTAACGAGTGGCATCTGTTTAGCAATAATCAATATGGGCTAATATTAAGTAACGATTGGCGAGAGCCAGTAATGGAGTACTTTAACGGCAGATACCGCAGAATTGAATTATGGAAACCTGTATCACACAATCAAGGGAGTATAAATTAAGAGGCTAATAGAAACACTTGATATTGTTTAAAAAAATATGGAACAAATTCCTTCAATGGGCGTTTAATAAAAAAGAACAGAAACCACCGGAAATATTAATGAAGATAATAAAACCTAAATTTATAGTTTTGCATCACAGCCTGACCGCAGATTCGGGTACAGTGTCTTGGGATGTTATAAGAAAATATCACACCGAAATCAATAAATGGGACGACATAGGTTATAATTCTGGTTGCGAACTTATAAATAACGAACTTGAAATCTTAATTGGGAGAATGTTAAATGAGCAAGGGGCGCATTGTCGGGGTCATAATCACAATACTTACGGTCATTGTATCGTTGGTAATTATGATATAGATGAAGTGCCACCTGAGATGTGGATGCTGAACCTTAAATGGATTCGTAGTCTTTGTGATGTGTTTGATATTCCAGAGGAAAACGTATTAGGACATCGAGAATTCGATTCATCAAAAACATGCCCGGGAGAGAAGTTTAATCTCAAAGGGTTCCGTTTGGAATTAAAAGTTCTAAAAACAACACAGTGAAAGGATAAAATGAAAAGAAAAACATTTATATTAACGATATGGGGACTTATAGTTGGTTTATTTGTGAAGCCTATAAAGCCAAGCTGTTTTAATTGTGCTAAATATGACACAGAAAAATGTGCTTTCAATATAGCATATCATCGTCACAAAATACCAGAATTGGGTTTCCCTGACCCTTGTCATTTTTATATTTTCGACAAAAACATGAAATATCCGAATGGGTAACACTTAATATTTAATCGAAAGGAGCAATTTATGTTATCAGCAATTTGGGGTGGATTACAGGCCGCAGGAGCCTTTTTTCTTACACCGGCAGGAATCGCTTCAGGCCTCGGGACAATCGTCCTTGCCTATATCCTGAAGAAAATCGATAACTCCTTCGTGTATGTTCCAATTTACACGTTATTTAAAATTCCCGGGGTGCTGTTGTCTGGCGCTATGAATAAATGGAAGCCCACAAGAGTTTTGTGGGAAAAAATGATTGAGCCATATATTATCGACCTATTTGATAATATCATGTCAGCAATAAAAGATGGCTTTAACGATGGGTTAAGGAGTGACAACCTTTGAAACTTGACATAAGCACCAAAATACTTAATATTGACGGAACACCTATCCCAATTACCCAAAAAGGTAAAGTTGATGATTGGATTTTTAAAGATGCGTTTATCACGGTCCTTACCTCTCTATCAGATAAACAGGAAACCGGAGAAGCGAAGTTTGGAAAGTATGTTTTAGCTCAGAAAATACAAAAATCAACAAAACTTATTGAACTGACACTTGATGAGACTAAAATGCTTAAAGAGCTCGTTGGAGAAACGTATGCTCCGATTGTTGTGGGGCAAATCTGGACTGTTTTAGACCCCGAGGGGTGTTCTGGGTCGCAAAAGGAGGGATAAGCCCTCAGAATCGCTTAATTACTAATAAAAAGGAGCGAAAATTATGCATTTCGCTATGTGAAGTTAATTTAAGTTTTGGATTTAATGTAATGTACGAAGAAATCACCCCCTGCCTGCTACGGCAGGGTCCTCGGTCCCTCGACAGTTCGCTCAAGCTGTTGGGGGATTTTTATGGAACATTTATTAGTTCTGGGCGTGAAAGAGTTGAAAGGGAGTAAATTATGAAACGAATATACACAACAATTGCAGAAGCACAGCAGGTAAAGGATAATAACAGTGGTCTGTTTGCTCGACTACTGAGTCCGCAACCGCGTGAGGATTTCGCTGAGTTCGGTGATATTAATAAATATGCTAGCCATGGGTCTGCATGGTTTTATGATGGTCAGGTAGGCATTCCACTCCACTATCCATCAGGCGATTACGTGATGTATGCACCGACACAAGTAAAAGTAGGTCTTGAAGTTACTGGTGAATATGATAAAATAATAACTATCCCAACCAAAACCGACACAAAGCTGAGTGTGGCGACGACTGTCAAATGTGTGCAGGATTTGACCCCAAAAGAAGTACGAAATCTATTAGATATCCGCCCACCCCAAACAAGCGATATGACACATAGGGATTGGAACAGGTGGTATCAGAATAAATTCTACGAGCAATTATGTAATTATTGGAACGCCAACCATACCAAACCGAGCAAGACGGCTGACGGCTTAGGGTATGAATGCTTTCCGTATGATGATAGTTACTATAAAATACTTGAGCAGAATAAGAGATGTGAATTACTTGGTAATTGGTATTACTGGAAAGGCTTACCGCTTACAATATACGCAAATCCGATGCTTGAGTTTAACGCTTGGACAAAAGGAGTAATGGAATGAATGAAATTATACAAACAGTCGTACTTATATTAATTGCTATTATGATTTTCATATATCCACTTGTTTGGAATAAAGAATAGGCGAACATCACCCAATGTATTACTTGCCGAGTCTATGTGTGCTGAACGAGACGCACTCATCAAAGAGCTTGTCGATGCGCTGGAGCAAATACAATTTATAGCAAGAAGTTCTGATAATCCAATAGTAGCGTTAGACCTACATTGCGAGCAAGCACTCGCACACGCAAAGGAGATGATAGAATGAGTGAACAAACAGTAGAAGTCCGACCACCAATTAAGATTAAAATTGACGGTGAGTTTTGTGGGAGTGAATGTTCACAAAAGAAAGAAGGCAAGAGTTGTTGGGAGTGTGCATTATTTGATGCTTACCTTTCAGTATTTGATGGAATGATAAATACTAATATGCCTTTCCGTTGTCAAGCCTGCAAAGATGCTGTGCGTGAGGTAAACGAGCAAGTCACACAGACAGAGCTTATTGACGGTGCAAATGATTGTATGACAGGTTTACGTGAAGAGAATGAAGCCAAAGACATAGTCATCAAAGAGTCTGCCAATGCGTTGGAAGACATGATATATTTAGTACGTCATACGCTTTGCGATTCACCGAGTTATTTTCAAGAGGAGAAACATATTGTTGATGAATCAGACAAAGCACTCGCACACGCAAAGGAGATGATAGGATGAAAATGGATAAAATATCTGTAGTATGCTCACCGTTGTCGGGAGAATTGTTTATTATTAGGACTGGTAAAAACCCATACTTAGCTCTCAATAAAAAGTCTGCGTCTGGGATGATTATGGGAGCAGTTGTTCAGCACATGATGTATAAAGCTCCGAAAGGAGCAACGAATGAGGTTACGCTTGATGGGGTAGTATATGTAGTAACTGTGCAACCAAAGTTGGCGAAACCGCCAATTGAAAAGCAAACAGTTAAGATACTCACAGATAATCTGCTGGCTCAGTTTGAGATTGATTATTCTGACGATTCAACTAAGCCGGATTTAAAACCACAGAATAATCGGGAGTATTGGTTATTTACTGAGACTCATCAGATGTTAAAAAACTTTCAGAAAGAAATAAAGGAATTGCTATGAAACCGCCGATGAAACCACTTAAAGGAGGAATGATGAAAAATATTATTATAGCTTTATCGCTATTATTGTTTATTGGATGCTCTAATAATTGCGATTTTATTGGGCCTGATTATAATATCGAGGTTATTGACGGCGCTCTCACTGAGGAAATGCTTATTATAGATTATTTTATAATCAAGGTACCTTATGAATTCGATTCAATCATCTCAACAGAAATATATTCAGAATATCTTGATGCCTTTTTCATCGGTAACTTTGCAAGAAACATAGGTGACAGAAATATTATAATGATTAAACAATCCCAATACGTTGACATTGGATGCCGGTACAGTATTACGGTATCAGTAAAAAATCATTGACAAACAAATAAAGTATAGTTAGATTATGCTCCGTGTGTACCAATAAGAGCAAAGCCCGGGACGGCCCCCATCCTCTGAGTGAAGGATTGTGAGTGTTTATCCCGGGCTTTTTCTTTAGAAATTTTTCTTTAATTCTGCGAGTTGTTTCTCTTGGAAGTCTTTTGCGTTTTGTGCTGAGGATAAATCTTTAAACAGCTTCGCTTTCTTAATATCGTGGAGCCAATATCCGCCACTACCGTACTTTCCTACTTGTCCACATAGGCTCATAGTGCTTTGCTCGTCATAGACGTAGAAATATCCTGCCTGCTCTTTGTGTTCTACGAGTTTTAATTTCATTTATATTCCTCGATTTCTTGAATGTCAGGGAAATTCCCATTCTTTTGTTTATTTAATGATGCGTACAACTCGGCTTCCTCATACGTCCCAAATACAGGGATAGCCCCTACCATCCCGGTAGCCCAAGAAAGATTAATCTCGCCCTTTACAGGACCGCTCATCCTTTCAATACTGACCGGGCTTTTCTCTGCTACAAGCAAAACCATGAACATTATATTTCTCTCCCAAGGCCCTCTGCCTTTTTATTGATGTAACGTATTATTTCTGAAATCTTTAAAATAACATACGGGTCATTTTCAATAACAGAATAAGGGAATGGTCCATCCGTAAATTGTCGCAAAATAATAAGTTCCATTGTGGACACGACAACAACTGAATAAATAGTTTTATATGCTTCCCCGGGGTCAACATCTCTCCATTTATTAAAAAATCCCATAAGATAGTTGCCGTGAAAGGTTTTTCTTAATATCTGAAACACAGCTATCCCATAAATATCCCATTGGGAATAAAGGTTCTGCCGTCCGTGACCGCCCGGAGATTGATATATCGGATGAAGATTGTAATAATTAGTCAGAGAGCGGAAGCTTTCACGCTCCATATCGACTATCTGCATTACTTCGTTTGTTGTGTATTCTTTCATTATCATCCTTCAATTTTTTAAATCTCTATAATCCACTCCTTGAATCTCTCCCATAGAGTCATGCTCGGCTTATAATCTGGGCATACCCCCGGCCACAAAAGATGTCTGCACTTTTGAGTTATTCTTGCCTCTTTAAATATAAAGTCCATTCGACATATATCGGTCCCAAATTCACCGAACTGGCAGTCCCGGGAATCAAACATCTTTTTATCACGCATCTCCCGGGCTTTTTGATAATCCGGGCCATCTGCTTTTATTTCAAGCATTAGACATTCACTCCCACAACTTTAATTAATCCAATTCTCTCTTTGCCACAAAAATGGGCAGGATACACTGTATGCTTAACTGTTACGGCAAAAACATCAGTCTCATCCCATATTTCACTGTCTGTGCCTATATGGAAACGAACTCCACAACACTGACATTTATAAGTATAATTTTTGGGTTTTATTTTGAGCATTAAGCCTGCCCTTCCTTTGTTAATGATATTGGGTGTAGGGTATATCCCCATCTCTCAGCCGTTCCCTCAAACTCTTTCTCTGAATACTGAAATGCCCACACCGCTCCAAATAGTTCGTGCATACGCTCTCTTGATGAGCCGGTAGTCCCATTAATCTTCACATAGAACATCCTGTTCCCGTGACCAACACCGAACGTGAAATACCAATCTTGTTTCTTTTCTTCTTTATTAGGCATCAAAATCCCCCTTATCCTGCATTAAATGAAGCGCACACTATCCCTTTCTCAACATTAAGTTCCAAAAAATTTATTTTCGTATCTTTTATAATATTGAATCGGTATATTTTTCCTTAAAGGTAATATTTATAAAGTCTATCCTGCCATCCTTTATTACATACTTCATTGGCACTGACTTTGTGCAACTCCTTATCTCCCCCAAGGGAACATTTAATGAAAAACAATACTTCTTGGTTCCGCTTAAATCATCATCGCAATAATTAATATAATCTGTGTCAGCGAATAGTATTTTCTTACCATTAACCTCTTTGATAAAAAAATGTGTCGATTGTGGAAGCATTAGAGTATCTCCTTTTTATTAAAAGAATTCTTTATGTTTTATTTTCTTCCATACACTATTAAACGGGGAAACTTGTAATAAGTTCCAATTTTATAAACTTTATTCATCTTTTAAAAATTTTTTTGTGATATTTTTTTATTAACCCTTTGTTTTTTAACTGCTTTTAGTTGATAAACTTTTGGAGGTACAAATTTGATAGCGGTTCTAAGTACCAATGATTGGCATCATTATAGAAAAGTGAAGATGAAAAAATGTGGGGCATCCTCTCTCCCGGCAGGGGATAGGCCCTTTATTTATATAGCATGATACGAATTAATAATAGGTGATGATATTAAATAGTAGTAATTAAATTTATATAGTGTTATTACTATAATAAACTATTAATAAACTTAATAAAAACTTGGTACGTATAAACTATATTATGTAAACTATCCTCTATCAATACCCTAATATATTGACTCTATCCCCCACCCTATAAAAACACCTTGTAAACATTCTGTTCAATTCATTTAATTAATGCTTGGATAAATCTCATGCAATTAGTTTCCCCGGGAGACAGAGACAACGTTCAAAATATTGTCAATCCCTTATTCTCTTACCTCATTATTTATACTCATCCAGTGTATACATGATAAATAAGGCCTTAATAGTGACAGGTTTCCCCGTCAATAGTAAATTTAATCTATTCTCGTAATGTTGACAACTTGTTAACAACTTGTTGATAACTGTATAATCGTAATATGAATTCTTATGAAAACATTACAAAACATTAAGAAAAGTCAATATTTGGATTACGTAATATAGTCCATAATAATTAGTAATATTCTTTAATAAGTAGTAAAATAGATATTTTTAAACGGTGACGTTTATTAAAGATAAGTATGTCTCATGTATGTCTCATGTATGTCTCATGTATGTCTCATGTATGAAACATGTATGAAACATATAGTATAAAACATTCTAATTCTAATTGTCTTAGTAGTTTTATATATTCTTTTCTTTGGTTCTTTCTTTTCTTGTTTGTAAGGGGATAAAATAAAGGATCGGGGATATTATAAGCGTTTATATTCCCGGTCCCAGTGTATGGCGGTGTAATGCGGTTTAAATAATGAATTCTTTCCCGGCCTTAATATTCATGTTTTTACATTCTTCTTGTACTATGGGATGCCATATACCCTTTATATCGTCAAATGGGATGTAATTATCATTAGCCCATTTACGGAATGATTTTTCTTCTTCCTTTGTTAATTCTCTAAATAAATCCATTTTAATTCCCCGGTATATGATACGGTTAATATTTAATCACATAATGACATAATCAAGATTATTTTCATATTCGATTAAATCAATTATATATTTATCATATTCGGTATAATCTTGTATTTTGGTATTATCCCGGCATTCTATAATAGTACAATCATCCCAACACGTTTTACAATTCCCGTTAAAATATCCCCCCGGCATTTTACCAAAACCTAATTTATCGTTTAATGTTTTGGCTTTTCTATTTCCCACATCAACATTATTATTATAAATATTTACTTTAATTACTGTATAATGCTTTTTATTGTTAATAAATTCTATTTTATCTGTGTAAAAATAATATATCCCGGTTATCATTGTACAATCCCCTATTTAAGCGTTTAAATTATGAATTGATATAATACTACAAACAAGATATGATAACGGCGTTAAATCCCATTGAACGAAGTTTTTTCGCTATTCTGTATGCACGTTTCAGAGTTTTTATTCTAAATTCTTGTATAAATGTGTTATTGAGTGAATAAATTCGTATAATCATTTTTTTATCCCTTTATATTTTTGGAATGAAAGTGTAAAAAGATTATATAGCATATAGCACAAATTATAAATAACATATCCCCAGTTTCCTTTAAAAAAAGTTAAGAATCTTTTGAATGATTGTTTTAATAAAGGAATGCTTAATAAGTTTTAGCTCATTAGCAATATAATACAACTCAATATATTTAATATTATGACACCCAATTGACAAATCCCCGGATTTAATATCGTTTATTCTGTAACCGCTTAATTCTATTCCCGGTAAAGTTATTGTACTTTCTTCCTCAAAAGATTTAAGAATATAAGGCCATAATTTTATAGCCTGTTTTATTGTTATATTTGCATATTTGCTTGTTTCAATGAGATTTAATTCTTTATTAACTCTCAAATATGTTTCATTTCGTTCCGGGAAAGAAAAGTCATAATTGAAACCATTTAATAATTGACCATTATTTGATTCACATTTACGCCATTTAATAAGGTTCCCGGGGAATTCTTTTATTTTTTTATCTAATATTACTTTTTCCCGCTCAAGTCTTTCTTTATTGTCTATTGCATATTGTCGCTGTCTTTCTACTTCTTTTTTTTGATTAATAATATCTAATTCTTTCTTTCTTTTTTCCCATTTAAAATATTTTTCGTCTTTTACTATTGGCCCGGCCTTAATAACTTGTTTTATTGCATAAGGGATTTTGGATTTAATCTTAAAAACAGTTGTATATAATATCATATTGTCAAGTTTTCGGGAATAATCATTTAAATAATGTTCTTTGTAAATTCTTGCATGTTTAAAACGCAATTTTATTTCTTCCAATTCAGTACACATAATTTGTAAATTGGATATATGTGATTCCATCGGGAAAAATAAATCCTCATCATTGCTATAATATCCCAACGGGAAAACATAATCACAATATATAACTGTTTTATGGGCCGGAATAGCGCTTAAGCATCCCGACAAATGACCGGCAGTTGTTACTGAGTCTTTTCTTGTTGTTATTAAAACATAATCACCGGGGATATGCCGGGCCATTGGAAAATGATGTCCATAAGAATAAATCGTTTTATTCTCAAATTCAATGTTTCCACAATATCCCGTATCTTGTTTTTCATTGGCCCAAAAATGTAATACTTCCGAATGATTCGATAAATGTTTTTTCATTGCGTACACCTTTCAATAAAAATTAATATTAATAAAATAACTTAACTTAACTTAATATAACATTAATATTGATTCTGTCAAGTAAAAAATGCAATTTATTTTCCGGGGATTAAAAATAGTTTAAAGATAAAATATTATCGTTTATCTATTCGATAAAACAATATCGCAATAGGGGAGTGAGATAATTAGAAATAGTGATAATACTATATTATTATTTATTATTCTTACTATTTTGGTTAAAAATTCTCGGCCTCGGAATACATAGTTTTCAAGTCAAACGTTTTCAAATAAAAAAAGGCCCTATATTTCAAATAAGGCCTTTCAAATAATAGTTTTCAAGTGAGAATTCAAATTTCTTTCTCCCGGTGTTACTGTTTTAAATCATAAACATCAATTACACAATCAATATCCTTTGCCTCAAACACCGTTATAAGTTCTTCTTGAATTTGAAATTCGTTTATTGCTTCGGGATGTTCTTCATCATACTTAATAACAATTTTAAAATATGAGTGCATTCTATTCCCTTTCCATATCACATAAAAAGTTTTGTATTTCAGACTCTAAATCTAAGCATCTTTGTTGTGTGTCATTCTTTATAAACCGGATTGTCTTAAAATGCAATACTGTTCCGACCGTTATAACGATTGCAGTATATGAGACAAGAAACAATAGTAAATAGGTCATAGTGTTATATACTCCCGTTTGCAATACAATCACGTTTTAATCCATGAGAAACTTCCCAATGAATCGGATAATTGTTTTCACGGCAATACCACCATTTATTTTCATTCCAATACTTCCGGGGAATCCATTTGTTTTCTTGCATAGTTTCTAATGCCGTAGTTTTATACTGCTCCCCGTATCCATAAGTAAAAGGTGTTACAATCGTTTTACTGTCTTTTACTCTTATGATTCGATTGCTATGGTATGTATTACCATTTACTTTATCAAACCATTTAACAGTTTTGGAAATAAATTTAATTTTCCTCTCAGCCATTTTCCGTCTCCTTTGTTTGGTTAGTAAATAGGTTATATTATTCATCTCCATAATCGTGAACAATGTCAATACTCATTTGTAATATAAATCCCCGTGCTTCTTTTTCATCTTCACTTAAATCATTATCGCCAAAATGGTCTTGGCAGTCCTCAAGGTCTTGCGCTGTGTTTTGAAACCTACAATAACTCATGTTACTCATTTTCCGTCTCCTTTATTTGGTTAGTAAGTTAAGTTAAGTAACAATATACTCCTTTATTTCATTCTGTCAAGAAAAATCTTTTGAAATGCTAAATAAAATAAATTGGAACCTTTTTAAGTCTTACGTGTTTAATATGTGAAAAGGGAGAAGAAGTTAAGTAAAGTCTAATATAGTTATAACGCTATAAACTTGACATTCCCGGGAAGATTCCGTAGAATAAACCTATGCCATTGCGCAAACAATTTTACGGATGCCCCGGGGATGTCTCCCGGTACGTACTGACAGATTTCAAATAAGGTCTTCCCGGGAGCCTTGTATAGATTTCAAACCAAACTCCCCCGGGAGAGAAAGGTAGGTTTCAAATGGTTGATGATTTAGACAAAGAGATGGGAATTGAAGATGCTCAGATAGTTCCTGTGCGTGAAGGCCGGATGGTAGTTACTCCCGGTGAGTCGAGCGATATGCCAACTTTTAATTCAGATGCAGAAGTGAACCGGTATGTAGACCAAGTAAGGCGTAAGAACGAGGCAATTACCAAAATAACCGAGCTTGCAATCCAACAGCTTTATCCAAGCGATTTCACAATGTTCGGAAAAACGCTTTATCTCGAAGGACATGGATGCGTTAAACTGAAGAAATATTTTGGTATCTCTGTAATGGATATGGAGCGCATTCCTCTCCGAGGCCTAGAAATACTCGAAAGCGATACTGCAAAGCGCCAGAGAGTAACGTATCGTGCAACATTTAAAATGGGGCAAATGCTCGATGTTGGTTTTGGAGAATGCGATACTCATTTTAAGCTTTTAGGCAAAACGAGTGAAGGATATAAAGAAGTTGATAATATTGAAATCACTCACATGGAAGGTGTTGCCCGGACAAAGATGTATCGTGACGGTATCTCCCGGCTTCTTGGCCTCTCAGGTATCACTTTGGAACAGTTGAAAGACCTTGGATTCGATACGAGTAAGATTGGTAAGGTTGAGTTTAAGGGCGGCTCTCAGGGCGGTAATAAGGGTGCTTCTGACCCTGAGACAGTAGAATCAAAGCATGAGATTGCCATGATGCTCATGTCCATGTCAAACGATGATAAAGAAATTGCCGCAGACATGCTTGAGAGATATACTCAATGGGAAACGAAGGACAAAAAGAAAATGAAGGGTAAGCGGTCTGTTAAACTTCTCACTGAGAATCAAGTCAAATACAACATCGATAAAATTAGAGACGATTATCACGAACATCTCAAGGCTCAGAAGAATCAACCGGCAGAGGAAGCTCCTGTTGAGGTTCCCCCGGAACTTGTTGCACCTGACAAACCTGATGTGCCACCTTCTCCCCCGGTCGATGGAGATGATGATGATTATCAGCCTGATTTACCATTTTAAATAATTTGAGGGGGCGAGACTCCGGTGAGGGTCAGGACGTAATTCCTTATACGATGTCCGGGTTTGTAGCGGTTAGGATAATATCGATTAAATTACCGTGTGGTTGAAGCGGTGGAAGCCCTATTAAAGCCCCCAACATTAAACCGAGGATAATATGAAATTTGAAAGAACAGCAGAAATTCTAAAAACCATTGGGCATACAAAAAGACTCCAAATTGTAATACTTCTTCTCTATCGTACAGAAGTAAAGTCTGGTGCTATCGCCAAAGCAGTAGGTATGAAGCAGTCTTTAAATTCACAACAGATTACAATATTACGATTAAGCGGAATCATTAAAGCAAGACGAGTAGGAAATGAAGTATATTACAGCCTTGTAGAAAGCATGAGAATACTAATTCAAAATATTGTTACATTCCAAGAAATGTACTGAGGATAACATGGAAAATCAAATGAGCTTATTTGGCAACATTGGCAAAAACCGTAAAGGAGTAATGATTCCTGTTTCAAATCCAATCAGCCAAGAAAATAAGACAATGGAAACATTTCACGGAGCAGAATACACACCGGCAAAGGATAAAGAACGGCTTACCCGGCAGATTTATCGAATCTATGACTGCATGAAAGATGGGGAGTGGCGTAGCCTTCCTGAAATAGCAGAGATAACCGGTGATGGAGAGGCTTCAATTAGCGCTCAGTTGCGTAATTTACGAAAAGAGGGTAATGGTAGCCACACAGTAGACAAAAGGCGCTCAGGGGCTAAGTCTGGCCTTTGGGAATATAAGTTAATTCCAAACACAGAGGGAGAACATGGACAATAAACAACTTCAGGTAATTGTTAAAGAATCAGGGCTTCAGAAAACAGAGGCCGAAGAAATCCTCGAAACATTCAATAATATCTTTGCTCTTGTCGGAGAGTGGGAGAAGGAAGCATTTGACATTAACATCACGCATGAGTCTCAGATTGTGGACATGCAACGTGCCGGGGTAGGGCGTAAGGTTATCCAAAGAGTTCGGCTTGACCTCGAAAAAGAGCGCAAGCGCAAGAAAGAGAATTCTCTCCGTAGAGGTCAGACTATCGATGCAATCGCAAAAGTTTACAGAACTATTCTTGAACCAATCGAGGACCATCTTGACAAGCAGGAACATTACATCGAAATCAAAGCAAAAGAGGAAGCTCGGGTCCGCAGGGAGAAGTATGAGAAAGAGCAGGAAACCGAACGACTTCGCAAGGTGAATGAGGACTGTATAGAGCAAGCGAGGATTCGGAAAGAAAACGCTCAACTCAAACGTGCTTTGGATGAGAAGAATAAAAAGCTTTTAGCATCCAAAAAGGAAGTGCGTGTTGCGAAAAAAACAATTCAGACTGCCGAAAGCAACCTTGAACTCGTAAAGGGTGTTATCGTCAAAAAGGATGAGGAAATAAAAGAAATCAAAACCGAGCATGAGGATTTGAAACAAAAAGTAGGACAAACTTTAAAATGTCCAAATTGTTCTTTCGTTTTTCACATTGACGAGAATATACTCGGATAAAGATGTCGGCCCCCGTTGAGAGACAAAGGCTTTATTGTTAAGACAATATTTCCGGGAGATTTCCACCGGGGCCGCACATCACAAAGAGGTAATTTAGGGGATTAATATAATGGCAGATACAATCGTTGAAAAGTACTATAAGCATGTAGCAAAACAAGCAGGAAAGCCTTGGCCGCAACACGCAAATCGCTGTTCATCAATCGGGTTTCCGTGCGTTAGAAAGCTTGTATATGACCTCGTTCGCAGGGACGCTCTACCTGACATAGACCCGGGACTTCAGGTAATATTCAATGAAGGGAATCGGCAGGAGCTTATTATCCAAAGAGATTTACTCGATATGGGTGTCGAGATTATTGAACAACAGTCTGAGGTATCTTTCCCTCAGCACCGACTATTTGGTCATATAGATGGTATGTGGGTACAGAGCAGAGTTCGGAGAGTAGTTGACTTCAAAACCATGAGCCAGTATTCGTTCCAAGGAGTACAAGAGCTTAGTGATTTCAATAAACATTACTGGCATCTCGCATACATCGGTCAGATGAATCTTTACATATACGGTAAGGGAGTCAAAAGAGGCTTTTTCCTTTGTAAAAACAAAAACACCGGGGAGCTAAAGCAATTCGATGTAGAGCTTGACATGAAAATAGTTAAGGACTGCTTCAAAAAGTGTGATTATATTAACGTCATTGTTGACGAAATCAAAGCAATGCTTCTCGAACAATATCAAATACATGACATCGCTGACTTTAAACAGGAAGATGATTTTACTGATTACCTTGCAATTAAAAATGAAATTGCTCAAGTTATAGAGGACAAGCTACCGGAACGTCTCAATAAGGACGAGATATGCCAGTATTGTCCTTACAGAACAATTTGCCTTCCTGATGAATACCGTGAGGCCCACGCCCGAGTTCTTATTGACACAAAGCTTGAAGCTATCCTTGATAAGCGCCATCCATTAAAGATAGTAAAAAAAGAGTTTGATACTGTCGATAAGCAAGCGAAGGACATTATTAAAGCCGCAAACTTGGATTATTTTGTATGCGGAAACTATGAGGTTAAAGTTAAGCGAGGCAAAAAAATAACAGTCAACATCGACCCTATAGAATGATTAAAGTCGAGTCATTTAATGACAAGCATGTTTTTATAACCCATAATTCAAGTGTGGTTATAATAGAACTTTATGAAATAGATTATGTTATTAATAAGCTCACTCAATTTCAGATAATGGTTGAATGTAGGAAGGAAGATAATGAAAAAGCATGAGTATTTCTCACGGAAATACATAAAACTTATAAATAATTTTATAAAAAAACACCCTGACGATGTGAGAAAGAACATCGGGGTAATATGTGAGGGTAGGGCAGAGTTGGTTGCGTCTCTTGCGTGGGGTGAAAAGCCTAAATGCACCGTATGTGGACAAGAGATGTATGAAGATACAATCAACGACCCTGACAGTAAAATAGGGTGGCCAAGATGGTTCTGTGCGAACAGTAAATGTCAGGACTATCAGGCAGTTATTAGGAGATGGCGATTAGAGGAACAGAATTACGAAGGGAAAATAACTGAAAGTACGGGTATCCCCGAACTCTGTGAAAAAATGGGAATCCCGTCAGGTTTACATTCAATGACTCTCGAAAACCTCACATTTGACCATACCTCAAAAGTAAAAACAAGAGTTGTAGCCAACGAATGTCTGATAATTAACGGGAAAGACAGGACTCATTTAGCAATAGGGCTTCTCTTAAAATACGGTAAGAACCGGCCTTATAAATGTTGGTTCCAGTCTGTGCCTCAATTATACTCACTCATTCAGCAGAAAATTGCAAACGATGAAGATTACGCCATCATAACAAACAGAATTGTCGATTATGATTTACTTGTACTCGAAGATATTGGCTCAATAAAACTAACAGAACACAGGCGAGATATTCTTTATCAAATTATTTCATCCCGGTATTTTGAGCATCGGCAGACCATTATAACGACCCCATTTTCCAAGGATAAAATAGACAATGACTTCGGTGACGTTTTCGGAGAGAAAATAAAAGAATACGCAACTATCGAAATGGGGGGATGATGAAGGGTACGAATCGATATGTAAATACTTTCTTTTGGGAAGATGGGTATATAAAGAAGCTTGACGTTGATGGCAAATTAGTGTTTATTAACCTACTTACAAGCTCTATGTCAAACATACTTGGCATATTTGAGATTACTGCCGAGCGCATTTCTTACGACACATCCATTCCCGAAAAGAAAATAAGGGAGATAATAAACGCTTTTATTAAAGACAAAAAAATGGCGTTTGATGATGGATATATTATAATCCTGAATTTTTATAAACATCAGAAAAGAAGCAATACCCACATCAGGACTGGGATGCTCAATATTGCAAAAAGCCTTCCTCAAAACATTCAGGACAAGTATATCAAATACCATAAGGACGAGATGCTTGATGTCGGCCTGTTTAACAAAAAAGATGAGGATAAAGAGTCACTAAAAAAACAAAAGATAATAAAAAAAGGAAAGGGCATTAAAGACTCACATCCCGAGGCTTATGAACTGCTTAATGCTGAATTCTCAAAAGAAAACATGAAGTTACTCATCGACCCCCTGCGGTTTATCTCTGAAAAAGATAAGGTTGTGTCCCTTTACTCTCCAACTGAGTATGTCCGAGGCCGGTTAATGAGGGATGATTTAAGAAAAGAATCTTTGATGGATGCTTTTGGTATGGATGTTGAAGTAATAACCGATGAGGTAAAATAATGGCAAGCACATCCCCGGTGCAGAGAACATTGGCGGTCCTTAAAGATAAAGGCGTATTCCATCGAAAAGTTGAGGTTACTGGAAAATACCCAATGCCGTTCGGTAAAAAATATGATTTGCTAAACATTATTGATATTTTAGTTTTAGATAAATATGCTCTTGGCATTCAGGTATGCGGACAGGATTTTCAGTCTCACGTAAAAAAGATAACGGTTGATGAGGTTGAAAATACAAGAGCTTGGCTGAAGGCCGGTTGTCGTATAGAAATATGGAGTTGGCGAAATTTGAAAGTAAAACGTGGCATGAAAGCCCGTAAATGGACTCCGAGGATACAGGAAATCACACTTAAAGACTTAATAAAGGAGTAATTATGGCCGCAACAAAGATTCACCCCGTATCAGTAAGCATGACAGCAGAACTCAGCGATGATATTGAGGCATCGGTTAGCAAGCATAGAGATAAGTATAAATCTCGCCATCACTTTATTCTCTGTGCTATCAAAAATGAACTGGCGAGGAATAAAAGGATTAAAAAACCATGTTAGAAGAACGTAAAATTGTAAAACCAAAACTTCCCCATATTATCATCAATGTAAAACGGGAAGTAATGGAAGATGTTGAATGGCTTTATGACCTTATTTATGAGGAAATGAAAGACAAGAATGTTCCCATTCTTAAGGTAAAGCAATTCCTAAAAGATTATCATGTTGCAAAAAAATCAGAAAACCCGGATAAGGCCCTGCTTAAAATGTATCGTTCGTGGGTTGCAATTCGGGTAGGGAAGGAAAATCAGGATGGTAAAAAAGAAAAAGACGGATACAGCCTCAACACAGCCGAAGATTGATTATATGCACCTTCTCAAAACTGAGAAGTACAAACACAAGAAGGCCTATAAATACTATCTTGAGCTTGGGCCGGAGCGTACATATCGACTCGTTGCAGAGGCTTTTAAGACAACAATTACGAGCGTCCAGAAATGGGCGCTTAGTTTTAACTGGCGGCAACGTGTTATTGAAGCAAGTGACTATGTGCGTGGCATGGATAGCTCATTAAGCAACCCAGTTCCTACTATTAACGAGGTAGAGGGGCAGACGCAAGTCAGGGGAGTAGTGAACCAAATAAGTAAAGTGATTGAGGGCTGTTTTATTGTCAATGAAGAAGGAAAACTTGTCCCAACATTTGACATACGACATGCAAAGGATTTTCTTGATTTAGTGAATGCAGAGAAGGAACTTATCAAGCTATACATCGAACTGGCCGGGAAGGATGAAGATGGTAAGTCCCGAGCAGAAAATGAAATGAAAAAACAATTAGGAAAAATGACCGATGAACAAAAAATCGAACTCCTTAGCTCTCGCCCAAAAGATATTGAGGAAGGATATACTGAACAGGCTGATTCTGAAACCGGCAAAGACAGTAACGGAAGTGATGCTGTTCCTGAAAGCGATGAACCGGCCAGTAGTGGGGACGAAAGTTAATTGCAGAATTACCGACAGGGAGACAGGGGAGCTTATTGTAAACCCTAACCATATATCCCCTTTTGATATATTCTGTGATTTAATTCTTGATAAGTCAAATTATTATGTGATATGGGCGAACCGGGGCGGTTCAAAGACGTATATCTATGGTGGACTTGATACCTTCTATAAATCAATTACGAAGCCAAATTACTCCACAAAGATTCTCGGTGGTTCTGAGGGACAGTCTCAATTATCTTATGATGCTATGAGGGAATTTGTTGACATCACAAACACAGAAAAAGAATTGTTTAAGCATCCCGGGCTATTGAAACAGTCTGGCAATTTAAAGAACGGCTCAAAAGTCTCTATCCTTACAGCTTCCCCAAAATCTGTTCGAGGCCCTCACACAATATCGCTCAAGCTCGATGAGGTTGATGAGATTGACCCCATCATCTATGAGTATGCCCTGTCTATTCCTCAGTCAAAATTTGGGCATCCCTCTGTCCTCGGAATGTTCAGTACAAATCATCATGTGAACGGTCAGATGGATTTAGCTATCGCTCGGGCCGCAAAAAAAGGTCATAAAGTTTATCGGTACTGCGTATGGGAATGCCTTGAGGCGTGTGTAGATTTTGAATGTTCAACATGCCCCCTTGCCTCTTTCTGTCCGGGGGAACACATGAAGGAAGCAGATGGGTATTACAAGATTCAGGACTTCATTGAAAAGCTCAATACCCTTTCATGGGATTCAATACAACGAGATTGGTTGTGCATAAAAACAGGTCGTGGAGACTTGGTATATCAAGAAGAATGGGATGAGGAAATACATTTAGTAAATGCAAGGCTTAACCTCTCAGCGCCCGTATATATTTCTGTTGACTTTGGGGGAGCAAACCCTTTCTCGGTAGGTGTATGGCAGGAAGCGCCCCCTGAACTCGGAGATGATGCGTATATCAGAGTTACGGAAGTCTTTAAGGCTAAAACTACCAACGGTAAAGTAATAAAAGAGTGCAAGAAAGCGCCTTGGTGGAAGAATATAGTAGAAATGATTCCAGACCCGAGGCGGCCTGATTGTATTGAGGAATGGGAAGATGAATTTTTACTCAGTGGGTTGAATGTAGAAGTGAACCTTCCAAATACTGATGTTGACCCCGGAATAGAGAATGTAAAATCAGCACTCAGCCCCACACTCGGGAACCCTAAAATATTTTTCAATAGAATCTGCAAGGAATGCCGCAGAGAATTTGCAAGCTACAAAGTAAAGAAGCTTCCTGCCGGTAATTATGTAATCGTAAAAGCAATGGACCATACAATGGATGAAATAAGATATTTTGTCGATGTGAAAATTGCCAGAGGCGGTAACGTAGGGGCCGAAGTTTTAGACCATGATACGAATCCAATATAAAAAAGTGCTTGACAAAAAAGATTCTTTAATATAATTTGCTTACAAATAGCTATATAGCAACTTAACTATACTTAAATGTGGGCAAGTTATGAATATTCTCAGTAAGGCAACTGAGTTATTCGATAGAGAATATCGGATAATTCAATCCGATAGAAGCCTTAAATTCCTTCGACAACACATGAAAGTTATGCAAGCTACAGTTGACGTTGCTTTATCCAATGTGCAGGATGTGGACGCTCAGAACAAGCATTACACCGGAAACCCCTATAACACTTATTCCTCTCAAATAAATGCACTCAGTAACAAATACAATCTCACGGCAGATTGGGGATGTATGATATGCAAAAATATCGTAGATGTTCGGTCTGCTTTCCAAATTGGCTCAGGCGTACAGGTAAGAAGCTCTAAAAAATATCCCGATATAGAGAGAGAGCTTAAATTTATCAATGAGTTCATGGAATTCAACAACATCAATGAGGATAGACCCCACGAATGGGCTACAATGAGTGAACTTGAGGGTAAGTCACTTCTACATATCTCCCCGGATGAAAAGAAAAAGAATATCAGGGTTGTTTTAAAGCCTTACAAGGAAGCGCCATATAAAGTGACCGCAGAGAAGGGAGATTTTTCCCATTATGTCAGGGCGCAGTACGAAAGCTCTGACACATCGAAGAATTTTGATTACGCTGAACCCGAATTTGTTTATCTGAAGTTCGGTGGTACTGCCTCAATGGTGAATAATACTCCCCCAAAAGTTGCCTTTGTTCTTGCCCACATGGAATATCTCGATAAAGAATTGTTCGATTGGAGAAAGAACAACCATCTTTATGCAAGTCCGACCCCTGTATTTAAGGTAGAGTCTGAAGCTCAGGCTAAACAGTTGCGAAACGTCTTAAATACTATCAACTGGCGCTTAGGCATGACGATTGTAACTACCGCACAGTTCACGCTTGAAGGCTATCAGGGTGAGGGATATACAACCATCATGGAAGCAATTCAGGGTGATATAAAGATTATATCAGGCACAACCGGTGTACCTGTCCACTTTTTAGGATACCCGGACCTTTTGAGCAACAGAGCCACCGCAGAGAATCTTCTTGAACTTATTGAACTTTCCACAACCAAAGAGCGCAAGACATGGGTATCAGGATATGATGAGCTTTTCGAGAAGGCAATCGTTATGTATAATGAGAATTTTAAACAAAACCTCAGACCTGATGCCGTGAATGCAATTTTACCGTTCTCATCTTCTGAAAAGCTAAGGCTTATTGGAGACACTTATCTCCCGATGTATATGGCGAATGCAATCTCTCTGGAAACATTGTTATCATTCCTGAGTTCTGATATTGATATTAAAGAGGAAATTAAGAAAATAGAAGTAGATGTTAAGAAAAAACAATTAACCCAAACGAGTCCAAACAATGAAAATATCCCTTCTGGCAACAGCGCAAGCGATGTCTCAGGCAGAAATTGAGGAAATAGTAGACCCTCAAAAGCTTAATGAGATTAAGACAAAAGAGGAACATCCCGAGATTAAAGTATTTTCGGTTGGGCATGAAGGCGATGCCAATCTTACTTTCCCGGGAATGGGACACAGGGTTACAACTTTCCTAAAAGGCGCTGTAAATGCCATTTATGAAAAACTTCCAATCAGCACTCCGCTATTTGAGAAGCATGAGCCTACTGGAAACGAGCATGAAGGAAGGGTCAAGATTGGAGAAGTTGTTGGAAAGTCGCTTCAAAACATTGGAGATAAGCTGAATGTGCTTGCCGCAGTATATGTTTATCCTCAATTTAAACAGAAACCGTTTAATGTCGCCTCGATAGAAACGAATATTGCAACTGAAACGGATGGCGTGGCAAATTGGCCTGTTGCAATAGACAAAATCTCAGGAATAGCACTCGGTAATTCAGCCACAGACAAACCGGGATTTCCTGAAGCAACCTTGGTGGGGGCTATGCAAGCCTTTGCCGGAGAAGGAAACAATGTAATGAATATCCAAGACATTAAGAATGCAGTTGCAACCGGTCAACACAAACCTTCTGACATTTTCGATGCTGAGACGCTCAAGGCAGACAACATTGTTGTCGAGCATATCAAAACCGAAAAGCATGATTTGTGGAATCAGAACCAAAGACACCTGAAAGAGATGGACGAACTTAAAGGCCAAATCACTTCCGCAGACGAAACACATGCAAAAGAGACAAAAACTCTGAAGTCCGAAAACCTCGTACTTAAATCAACGGGTGTCCTCGGTGCTATCATCGGTGAAAGAAAGCTTCCTGAACCACAGGCGAAGTATCTAACTTCTGAACTTACTAATTTCAGAACCGAAGCCACAGATGAAGCAACAATGAAGGAAGATTTGAATAAGTTTGTTGATACCGGGTTGGAAAAGCTCAAATCGGTAGCAGAGATTTTGGGTGTGAAAGTTGTGGGAGAAAACGAGAATTCGCAAAACACTGAAACTAATGAGACGAACGCACACGTTAACCCCCAAAACCAAACATCTGAGGCTCCGTTCAGAGGCGACCTATCTGACCCCGGTAAAAACAACCTTATCCCGGGGGGTGCGGCAGAAAAAGCAGCCCAAATTGTCTAAATATTTATTTATGTAATACTTTAATTTTTTAATCCTTTTAGGAGTGTAAAAGATGGCTATCGGTGGTACTGCCTTTAAACTCCGGTCCTCAACTCTCGGTGATACTTATACAGTTTTTGAGTATGACGGTCATTCGGGTGTTACAGCCGGAGATATGGCTAAAATCAACGATGTTGTCGGTGTTTTTGTGTCCACAAAGGCAACTGGTGTCGCAGATGTATTCGTATGGGAAGCAACTCGTATTGTTGTTCCCTGTGCGGCTATGGCATCAGGAGCCGGAGATTCGGGAGTATGGGAAGTGGGCTGTAAAGTTTATTTCGACTCTTCCGCAGAAACGGTTACACAAACCGCATCCGGCAATACTCCATGCGGTATCGTTCAGAAAAACGGTGCTGTTGGTGATACTACTGTCGAAATCACGCTTATTGGCGCACTCGGAGTTGTAAGTTAATTAGGAGACAATACAAAATGTTTAAAGGAAAAATTGTTT